CATCCCGGGATCAGGACGACGCACTAAGCAGCTACCGGAACGCTGTCCTTCGGACTCCACCAAGGCTCTCGTATGGTACCGGGACAAGGGTCGCTGCCAGCACTGCGGGACTACGGGTACTCCGGACAACCCGCTTGAGTATGACCACATCGTGCCTTATAGCTGGGGCGGGAACAACACGGCGGCGAATATCCAGCTACTATGCCATCGGGACAATATGAAGAAAGGCGCACGGTACCTCGGATGATCTACGATCGAGATGAAGTGCTCAAGGACGCTGAGCGGCTATCCGCGCTCCTTAACGAACTAGAGCAGAAGTACGGAACTGACCTATGCCTCATAGCTGACGACCCGTATTGCCACTGGGGCTGGGCTGGTTTCATCGAGAAGCCCTCTACAGGTAAGCCTCGTCTAGTAGGAGATGCTTTTGAAGTTGTCGTAGAGAACATTATGGGTGATTGGGTGACACGATGAAGCACATTGATATCAGCGAGCTTGAAGAATCGTTCGGTGAATGGACGCATTACTGGAAGCTCGAAATAGACGGCGTGCGGATTAACGGCGGTCTTGCGACTTCAACAGCGGATGCTCAGTTCCGGGCCGATCAGGCCTACCAGTCGTACAAGTGGCAATTCACGTGCAGGATTCCATACAGGAGTGAATATGACCGAAATTACGCTTAACACAGAGATAGGTGTTGAGCTTATCAAGCATTCTGCGTCTGATGACGATGTTGTCTGGGCTGCACGAGTTTCTACCCAGGGGGGCCGGGCTAAGGACCGAATTGATACACCTGACGGCCTCGTAAATTACCTTATGAAGAACCGCCACGCCAGCCCATTCGAGCATTCCAGCTTCACTTTCCTCATTCACGCTCCAATCTTCGTGGCCCGGGAGTTCATGCGTCACAGGATGGCCAGCTACAACGAGGAGTCCGGGCGCTACAAGAAGCTTGAGCCGGTGTTCTACGTTCCTGATGTGCACCGTAAGCTCCGTCAGGTCGGCAAGCCAGGGCACTACGAGTTCGAGTACGGGCTTCCTCATCAGCGGGACGCGGTTAACGGTAGTTTTAGTGTCGTCTGTACCGAAGCATATCGCGCCTACGAAGGAATGCTTGCTGCTGGCGTGGCGCGCGAAGTGGCCCGGATGATCCTGCCCGTGAACATTTACACCTCGTTCTATGTCACCCTGAATGCCCGCGCGCTGATGAATTTCCTTTCCCTGCGCACCATACGAGAGTATTCTTCCTTCCCGTCCTTCCCTCAATGTGAGATCGAAATGGCCGCTGACCAGATGGAGTCAGTATTCGGTTATCTCATGCCTGTTACGTGGAAGGCGTTTGATTCCGGCGGTAGAATAGCTCCGTGATGAACAAGAACGAGCTGCTGTGTTTCATGCTCGGATTGATGGTCGGTACAACGGTCATTCTCCTTGCTACAACAGTAACACTGGCAGTTAAGTTCCTGTAATCAGGTAGCATTTAGTGTGTGAAGTATGAAGAGGTAGCCGAGGCTGTAGCCCTGTGCCTGTTCGAGTCTTACCTGTGCTATGAAAGCAAGCACGGTGAAGTTGACTCAGACGGGTTCAGGGCTATGGCTATTTCTGCTATCCGCGAGATTCAGGGTCTTCGCCTTACGGTCGTGCTGCCCGATGAGTGAAATCCTGTACGGCGATCAGGTGCCCCGGCTGCTCACTATCCCGGAACGTCACGTAGAGCCTGTTGACGGCTGCGAGAACTGCGCGATAGACGACTATGAGTCCGGCTGCGGGGATTATCTGGCTCAGGACGCCATTGATTTCTGCGAGAGCGTAGGGTTCAATTTCGATCCCTGGCAGAAATGGTACCTCCACCAGATGCTGGGCACCGATAAGACCGGCCTGTGGGCCGCCATGGAAGCGGCGCTCATTGTCTCCCGCCAGAACGGCAAGGGAACTATTCTCGAAGCCCGGGAAATTGCCGGGATGTACATGCTGGGCGAGAAGCTGCTCATTCACACTGCCCACGAGTTTAAAGACGTCGCAGTAACCACTCCCATCCTTACAGCTAACAGGGGTTGGACGACGATGGGTTCTCTTGTAACGGGGGATCGTGTTTACGCACCAGACGGTACCGTTACGGGACTTACAGCACACCCGTGGATTCATGACAGCAAGTGTTACAGAGTGAAATTCGCTGATGGGCAGGAGTTTACGGCGGGTTCTGGCCACTTGTGGGAAGTAACAGAAGCGTGGCTACATAACGGTAAGACTGAGCGTAAGGTAGTAACCACGCAGCAAATGTACGACGCTGGCCTTGTGCACGAGAGCGGTTCAACTAGAAGCAGTCGTAAGCGGAGAATCTATCGATGGCGCACGGATCTGCCAGCACCCATTACCGGTACTCCTCTCGACAGCCCTAGCGTTGATCCTTGGCTGCTAGGAGCGTGGCTGGGAGACGGCACGACCACAGGCGGCGAACTAACAGTCGGCGATGCAGATCTGAAGTACGTGCTTGAACGCTTGGACAGTCTTGGGGAAACCTATAGCACTCGGCAAGACTCTCGTACAGGGGCCTGGACAGTAGGTATTTACGGACTTAGGGTTCGTCTTCGTAAGCTCGGGGTTCTCGGGAACAAGCACATACCGGCCGCCTATCTTACGGCTTCTGAGGGACAGCGCCAGGGTCTTCTTGCCGGGCTAATGGACACGGACGGCACTGTGTCAGCTCACCAGCTCGTTATCACGACGATAGCTGAATCGCTGATGCACGAAATTTTGTGTCTTGTACGGAGCCTTGGTTACCGGGCAACCATCAGGGAATTCAGAGCACGGCTTAACGGTGCAGACGCGGGGCCGATGTGGCGGGTTCAGTTCGCCCCCAATGGCATCAGTCCGTTCGGAATGCAACGTAAGACAGATAAGATCCTGAAACTGCGCACTACGAGGTCAGCCTATAACGCTATTGTCTCGATTGAGCCGGTGGCATCGGTTCCTACGCGGTGCATAACTGTGGATCATCCGTCAGGTTGCTACCTCGTAGGCGAGGGATTCACGGTAACGCACAACACTTCCACTGAGCACTTCCGGCGCGTTGTTCAGATGATCGACGCTAACCCGTCCCTGCGAAAGCGGCTGGACGGAAGGCCCAAGGCATCCCACGGTGAAGAGGCGATTGAACTCAAGCCCACTCCCACGCTTATCTGGGGGTCCGGCAGCAGGCAGGTATACAGGAAGGTAGGGGCACGGCTGCGGTTCCTCGCCAGGTCTCGCGGTTCGGGTCGTGGTTTCTCGGCTGACTGCCTGGTGTATGACGAGGCGATGATCCTGTCTGAAGAGCAGGTGGGTGCGTCGATGCCCACCATGTCCGCGCAGCCTAACCCGCAGATCATTTACACGGCGTCATCCGGTCTTGAGGATTCTTTCCAGCTCGCGGCAGTTCGCAAGCGCATCGTCAAGGACAAGAAAGACCTGTTTGGTGCTGAGTGGAGCATCGAGCCCCATACGGAAGAATGCCAGCGAGACGAGATTAAGGGCCGGGAGAGCAACTACTACATCATCTGCGACAAGCACGATGACCGTGACATCCCTGAGAGCTGGGCTAAGGCCAACCCCGCCTACGGCTACCGTATTTCCGAGCGGTTCACTGCCAAGGAACTCTCCGGCATGCCTCCCAAGCAGTTCGACGTTGAGCGCCTCGGCGTGGGCGACTGGCCGGTAGACGATGAAGCATGGTCAACTATTTCCGAGCCTATGTGGACCAAGCTCGTGAATGAGGACCCGGGCTTCCCGACACCCCCGCTGGCATTCGGCGTGGACATTGACGAGGACGGTAAGTCTGCCACCATCTGCGCGGCCTGGACACACGAAGAGAGCGGACGGACCGTCATAGAAATCCCTCGTAACGGGGCTCGCCAGGGGACTGACTGGATTCTGGACAGGCTGAAGGAACTGTATGCCAAGCGCCGTCCGGTCGCCATCGCGGTTCCGAAGTCCAGTCCTGCGAGCTCGCTTATTGAGGACGGCAAGAAATTGTGGCGGGATCGTTTCCTTGCCATCGGCCCGGGTGACGAGGCTGCCGCTTTCGCGTATTTCGTTCAGCAGGCTAAGGAAGAAGGCCTATGGCATTTCGGCAGGGAAAAGGCTCCTACTCTGTGGCATGCGGTAGGCCGGGCCGATACCCGGGTTGTCGGAGACGGCGGAAAGACCTGGTCACGCAGGGACAGCGATTCTGACATTACCCCCGTTACCGCCGCAACGCTTGCCGTATACGCGCTAAATAAAATGCACCGTTCGTACGACCCGCTTAAGTCGGTTGCATAGGCCGCTTTAGTTGTACGCGTTTCCTGATACCATTCAGGTATGGAGAGAGTTAACCAGTGGTGTGAAACGTGCCGACAGTCAGATACCCACCCTCGGCATCTCGTACTGAATCCCAATGGTGTCGTAGCGCGGCACATGGACTGCTGTCGTGATGCTGGCTGCCCTGACAACTCTTGTGACAATATTCTCGCTGAGGCGGGAGCTGTTCGCGGCGAAGACCTCGTAACTTTCCTTCAGGAGCGTAACAAGTGACCGCCACAAGCGGCCTTGATTCAGCAGCGGCTAACTCAATTCTCGGCGGCAGCGTCGGTTATGCCGCATTCACGGCTTTCGGCGGATCTAGTGCCAAGCTAAGGCTGCTGTCCAGTGCCCCTAGCGAAGCCGTTAACGGTACCGAGATTTCAGGCAACAGTTACGTGGCCGGGGGCATTTCGTTCACACCTACCGCGTTCTGGTCTGCTCCCTCATATTCTGCGGGTGTCTCCTCTATCGTTAACAACGGTGCCAGCGGCGCTCTTACTCAGAGCAATATGCCGTCCGCTACTATCGTCGGAATTTCCGTCTGGGACACGGGCGGTACTCCCGCTCGCTGGTGGTGGGCTTCTGGTGCGCCCTCTTTCTCCTCCGTTACGACCAACTCAGGAGACACGCTGACCTTCAACCGGGGCTCAATCACCATCAACCTTAACATCTGAGGTTACGATGGCATTCTCCGCTGTCGGCAGTCCCATTCCCTGTAGCGGGACGACATTCACCATATCACCGCAGGCCGTGGGTGACTTGGTGCTCATGGAAATCACAATTTTCACGAGTACGTCGTTTGCCGTGGGTATCTCCGGTGGCGGCTGCACCTGGCAGCAGATTACTGACATAACCTCTATTTCCGCTGGCTACAGCTCTACCGTTTTTGCTGGACGCGTAACCTCAACAGGTACGAACCTGACGGCTACGGTAACGTTCCAGGGGGCCGCGACACTGAACATCCGAGGGTCCGGGCAGGAGTTCCGCACGACTCTCGGCGGGTGGGCTCTTGACCAGCGGGCGGCGCTGAACGGTGCGAACACTAATACGTTCCCTTCACTGACTCCGCAGGGCGCTGGGGAACTGTACTTCTCTTACGCGCTCAACAACAGCAGCCCAATAGCCGGTTCCACTCCCGGATACGTGTACGGACAGGACAGTCACGGCAACACGTGGCTTTACAACGCGAACTGCACCTCCGCCGCGCAGGCCCCGGTAACCGGTGACAGTGGTAACTTTGCCGGTATCGCGGTACTGGTGCGGGAAACCGCGTATGTCAGTCCGTTCGCGCCCGTAGGTAGCTGGCAGTTCATTGAGACTGCTACGGGTGACACTACCCTGAACACCTACAACGTCGGCGACATCATGCCGGTGATCGTGCTGACCGCCCCGTCTACGGTCTGGTGCACGGGCATCTCCGGGGGAGGCTGCACCTGGCAGCCGGTCGGCAGCGTCGTCCGGGGCGTGAACAACGACTGGGCGGCTGCTGTTTTCCTCGGGACTGTGACTTCCGTGGGAAACAATACGTGCACTCTCACCTACAACGGCACTTACGCTGCCGAGCATTCCCGGTTCTGGGAAATAGCAGTGCAGGGTGTTACACCATCAGTAGACGCTGTAGGGAGTATTGACACCACGGGAACCGCTAACTGGCCGTCAATATCCTCTTCAGACGTAGGCTTGTACTACGGGTACGCGATAGACGGCACGGGGGCGGTGCCCGGAACCACCCCGGGATTCGTCTGGCAGATAGACGGCGACAGCAACGGTATCGCTATCAACGCTTCCTCTGCTGCGGGAGCTGAACAGGCGGTATGGGGTGACTCCGCGCAGCAGTTCGGTATAGCACTGCGGATAGGGCCGTCTGTACACGATTCTGGGGCGACGATCTCTGCTACGGCCGGGATGACTGCTTCTCCTGCCAGCCACGGGTCAACCGCGGCAAACTTCGCCATTACTGCCGGGATGAGCGCCCCTGCGGCGGTTACGCATGGCGCGGGCGCTGCGTTTTCAGCCATTGCCTCAATATCAGTGGCTGCCCACGTGGAAGATATCCGAATACCCATAGTTTTTAACACGTCGGTGTCCGTGCGGGATTTGCTGTCGGCTACTGTTTCTGTGTCAGCAAACACGTACGATGGTGTTGTAAGTGTAGTTACTGTAGATGGTGAGATTTCTGTTGCTGACCCGGTGTCGGCCGCGTTGGAGGAGTGGAGCATGAACCAGGCCGATATCACCCTGAATGAGAGCAACGACGAGACTGTAAGCCTTACAATCTCATCCGGTGGCTCTCCCGTTAATCTTACTGGCTACACGCTTAATATGCTCCTTAAGCCGCAGAGAGGCTCTAGCGACGGGGCTTCAGGTGTTCTTGAACTTACCTCGCCGTCTGGGGGTATCACGATAACTAACGCAGCAGCAGGACAGGCTTTGGCGGCTATTGCGGGAACCAGCATTACTCCTAACGTGTGGTCGTTCTACCGGGTCGATGTTATTGACTCCAGCAGCAAGCGCAACACTGCTGTATACGGCAACGTTACTATCAACCAGCTTTAAGGCTGTAAGATGTCTATTATGACTGAGAACATTGCGACCGTTGATGACCTGACGGCCAGGGCTGCCGATATTGCGGCGAATAACCCGCCGTCTCGCGTGCTCGCCACTGTCGTTCTCGGCATATTCACGATCGTGGGGTTTATCCTCGGCCGCCTGTGGCTTTATACCGCTGGTGCCCTGGTTTATGTTTGGCTGTCATTCCAGTACGGCATGAAGAAGGGCGCAAAGACCGCTAAGCCTAAGGCACAGTCGCAAACGCCGGGCTTCTGAAGTATCTTTAATTAGAGCTATGTCGCATTTCATGCTGCGCGAAGGGAGTAGGTAAGCGTGGGCTACCTGGACAATCTTCGCGCGTTCGGGGATGAGCAGAGGGCTATATCTGGAGTGCCGTGGCGGCCCTGGGATAATCCTTTCTGGCAGTTCAACACGGGTGGTCCTGTCCATCCTTCCAAGTCATTCTTCGGCGTAGACGATGCGCTGGGGCTTCCCGCACTTTACGCTGGTGCTAAGCTCCTGGCTGACGGCGTTGCCTCCCTTCCCCTGCGCCAGTACACCCAGTACAGCGGTGGCGGCGGGTTCATGAAGCACCGTCCCTATGATGGCCCCAGCATTTTCGACAAGCCTTCCATCAACGGCACCACCTATGACTGGATGTTCACCGGCATGAACGCCCTGATTCTCCAGGGCAATGCGTGGGGCTTCGTCACGGGCAGGGACGGCTACGGTTTCCCCACCGGTATTGAGTGGGTTCCGCCGGAGGATGTTGTTGTACAGGAGCCTTCCGAGCGGCAGTCATTCAACCCGCTGGACGCCCGAGTTTATGTGTACGGCAAGGAAATCAACTGGCGTACCGAACTATTCCACCTGCGGGCCTTCCCCATGCCGGGGCGTATTCAGGGCATTTCCCTGCTGCGCGCTTTCGCCCTCACCCTTACGGCGGGCAAGCAGGCAATGCAGTACGGCACTGACTGGTACGCGTCCGGAGGCTTCCCGCCCGGTACGTTCCAGAATGCCGAGATCGAGATTGACGCCGACCAGGCAAACCTCATCCGGTCACAGCTTGTCAGCAGCCTGCGGCGCAGGGAACCCCTGGTCTACGGCCGGGACTGGGACTACAAGCCGATCACCGTACCGCCGTCTGAAGCCCAGTTCATTGACGCTATCCAGCTCAACGCAACGCAGATCGCAGCTATCCTGAACCTTCCCCCGGACCGTATCGGCGGCAGCAAGGGTGACTCGCTCACCTACAGTACGGCAGAGCAGTCCACGCTCCAGATCATTGAGGCGCTGCGCCCGTGGCTCGTTAAACTTGAGCAGGCATTCAGCGAACTTATCCCTCGTAACAGATTCGTGAAGTTCTACACGGACGCGCTGCTGAAGACCGACCTTGAGTCCCGGATGAACATCTACCAGGTTCAGCGGAACATCGGTATCCGGACAGCAGACGAAATCCGCGAGCTCGAAGACCTTCCTCCGCTGCCGGGCGGTATCGGGGCGGAAACCATGCCGCTGACCCTGATGAACGCCCTGGGTACGCGTGCCGGAGCTATTCCGAAGAGCATCCTGAAGTCCGTCGTACTTGAGATGGACATCGCCACGGACCGGCTGATCAAGCTGGAGAAGACACAGATCTCCCAGGGCAAACTTCCGCAGGCTACCGCTCCAGCACCTGGCCAGGGAGGTTTTCCGCCTAAGGGCAACAGTAACGGCAGCTCTCCGGTTAACGGCAATGCGCTGAAGGGCTCTACCGCGTCTGGCGGTGCACTTCCTGCTGCGGGCAATACCGTTACGGACACCAACCCGGCTATCGGTAAGCCAAACGCCCCGCTGCCGCTGGCCCAGGACCCGGCTTCATTCCTTGCTTCTCTCATCAGCGTTCAGCGGGATAACAGCCAGCCATTTGAGGCACGCCAGGCAGCCCGTGAACTGTACGTGAGCATTCTTGAGCGGGCGCACCGCATTGAGCAGATTGACGGTAATGACGCGGTGCCGGGTACTGACGCTATCGCTCCGTGGATGCACAGTCCTCGCGAAGTAATCGAGAGTGGTAAATAGCGTGTTCTCGGAATATTCTGGAATGAACAGCGTGTTTACTAGAGGAGCATCCGTTGACTGATTACGGGGATTACACTCCCATGGAAGTCAGGTATGTTTCTGACGTTCCCGAAGTGCGGTCAATAGGAGACACTTCTGACGGGCACATTACTGGCCACGCGGCCTCTTTCGGAAAGCTTTCCCGCAGGCTCGGCGGATTTCATGAGCGTGTGTCAAATGAGACGTTTAACGAGTCTCGGGCTGCGGGCTGGCCTAACGTAGTTTGCCGGTACAACCACAAGCCTGAATTTGTTCTCGGTACGACGGCGTCAGGCACCCTTAAGCTGGATATTGACGAACGCGGCCTGCCTTACGACGTACTTCCGCCGAAGACCCGGGCTGACATTCTGGAACTCGTTCAGCGAGGCGATGTCAGGTACAGCTCGTTCGCTTTCCGTGCCAATCCTGAAAATGGCGACGAGTGGACGACCGATACGAATGGCTATCCGCTGCGAGTCCTGCACAATGTTGAGCTGATTGACGTGGCTCCGGTGCTGGACCCCGCCTATTTCGACACCACGGCAAGCGCCCGCAACATGACAGGCGCGGCTGAGTCGCTGGCCCGCTGGTTTAGCGCAGACCCGACCGAAGCACGAAGCATGCTTGAGGAAGGCAACATCGCCAAGTTCTTCAAGCGCACAGACATTCCGTCTCTCGGCAAGAAAGATGCTGAGGAACGGGAATCGGAGGCGACTGTCTCCGCCGACAACTCCACGGCAGACAAGGAGAGTTCAGTGGAGACTGAGAGCACCAACCCTGAAGTTCAGGAGACCGAGGAAGAGCGCGCCAAGCTCAGCACCAAGGCTCGCGATGCCCTGTCTGACAGCGACTTTGCGTACATTGATGAGAAGGGCGAGCGTCACTTCCCGATTCACGACAAGGCGCACGTGCAGAAGGCGCTCCAGCTTGGCCCGCGCAGCCCGATGTGGTCCAAGGCAAAGGCGAAGGTTCTCGCGGCTGCCAAGAAGTTCGGCGTTACCGCTGA